CGTGATCCCCGAATCTGAGAAAGCTAAGCGGTTGGATATGGATAACTTCATTCGCGAACAGGCTAAGTTAATTAAGCCTGAAATGCGAATGATGATCGTTGCGCATTCCACCAAAGCTCTTTCATGGGTTAATCGGCTTAACCCTATATTCCTTAAAGCTATTAAGGATGATCAGGTACCTCGTGGTATCTTTTCATATGATGAGAAGAGGTGGGATATAGCTGCTCGTGTTATATCAGTGGAAGAACAGGGTTACAAGTGTCGTGTATTGACGACACTTCCCCTGATCGCCACGTGGGGTGGACACGTCTGGAGAACTTTCCTCCGACCCTTTTTCCGAAAGGACGGATCAATATCCGTCTTTCAAGAAGGCGGTGGTCAGTCTTTAATCAACAAGATTAACACGGCGCTATTGCCCGTGAATCATCTTGACGGCAAGAAACGCCCGAGCGTTGTTGCCGAACGATTAAAACAAGGACGTCTCCTGTGTTATTCAGTCGATATGAAAGAAGCTACTGATCGTATATACGAATGGGTTTTGGAATCCATGTCGGAAGCGATCATAGAGTATGCGAGAGATGAGGGCTATTTGAAAGCTTCTAGGTATCTTCGCGCCACTACGGGCGCGATTTATCCCAGAGCTGTACTTCAATATAGCTCAAGAACTTTGGGAGGTCTTATTGTTCAGGTTTGTGGTACCCTCATGGGACACCCCATGAGTTGGTTACTACTTAACCTTTACAATAAGTTCCTTGTTGTACTTGCGATGGTTGAGCAAAATTACCCAACCGTTGACGGGGTCTACCAAGAGGTAGATCTTATCAAAATTCTCGAGACCTATCTCGAAGAGTACAACAGAGGTAGTGGCGAAAAGTTCCGCGACTATCCCTACCCTTATTCTTTGTGTGGCGATGACTTATTTATCCTGGCTAGTCCAGGATTCATAAGACGATATAGAGCCCTCCATCGAACGTTTGGTGGAGAGTTTTCTCAAGGAGTAGACTTTATCTCCAAGAGACGTGGTCTCTATACCGAAAACGCCATCTTCATCTCTGAGGATGACCGTTGTGACTGGGATGAATCCATCCACGTCAAATCCCTAATGAAACCGTCAAGTCGGCTTCCAGGGTTCAAAAATGAGCCCCTATGGATGTCCGTCGGCGTTGCGTTTTCATCGGGGATACGGTATGAGAAGAAGTATTTTAAGGAGCTATGCTTGTGGTCGAACCACATGTATAGATTCCTTATTCGAGACACATGGTTATCTGGATTAGAGCCATACCTGCCGAGAGAACTCGGTGGGATGGACTTTCCATGGCACAACGAACGATCGTTGCGTCTCCGTGGTCCGACGAAGCGCGCGCTTCGTATACTTCTCTCACCGTCGGTCAACCTTTCAGATCTTCTCCACTTTAATCTTCTGACATCATTGTATGATGTCCGCACTTATTCAAGAACCGGCCAATTTCTTATGGAAGTTGTCGCCAAATATGTTGGCGACTTCTACCGCCAGCACCATGGGAAACGTTTTCCGTGGTTAACTGACCACCCGATCATTCGAACTGACATACTTATGTCAGGGCGATGGCCTGGTGATAAGAAGGAGGTCGAGTTACCTCTTGAATACCTCAACTTTGGTGATTTGAGGAAGTTGAAGGACTTCCTTCAGCCTTATGGTTATCTGGATTTTCCCACGTGGGTTCGTTCAGTAACCACCTCATTTATTTCTCTATCTGACCCAGAACCGCGTGAGGATACCCACGC